GGCAAGCACTGCCTGCAATCGGCTCTTGAACTGGTCAAGCGCGTCCGCACCCAGCTGTTGCCCGGCCCGCTGGCCGATGCACTCGACCAGACCGAACGCCAGATCGTCGTCGGCATCACCGTCCTGCGCGACGCGGATCGCGTGGCGATGGGCGAGGGAGTCTATTGCCGCGAAAAGGCGCAAAACCCGCAAAAGGAAACTCGCACCGTCACCTGTCCGAAATGTAAAGCATCGCACGAAACAAGCGCTAAGCAGTGCGCTACGTGTCGAGAATGCGGCTTCCACTGGGATCTCGATCAAAAACCGCTACGGCCAACGCGCACCGTCACCTGTCCGAACTGTGGAACGCCGAAAGACACCGCGTCGAAGGCCTACGTCCAATGCCTGAACTGCCGCTTCACTTGGCAGCTCACGGCAAAACGACCCGGCCTCACCCGTAAGGGCGCGGACTCGTGTCCGCCCGCCACTCGACACCCGCCTGTCCGCCGGAGCCTTGGCGAAGGAGGAACACCCGCCACTGGAGGATCGAGATGAAGACGAGATCCGACTCAAAACTTGCCCCGCACGAAGATTTTATTTTCCAGCGCCTGGTCGATGGTAACGAGAGTTACCAAACTGTTGCTGACGCCCTGAAAAAAGAACTAGGGATCGACACGTCGGCCAGTGCGCTTTCAACCCACTTCTCTAAACATAGCTTCCGCTGGAGGGCTGAACGATCTGCTGCGCAGGCCACCTCCATCGAGAAGGCGCTCAAGCTGGCTGACTTTTCCGATGCCAAGGCCAAGGCCATCGCCCAGCGCGAGTTTGAGCTGTCCGTAAGCAACCTCTCGGTCAAAGACCTTGTTTCCCTGCGCACCGTGGATCTGAAAGCCAAGGATTTGCAGTTCCAGCAGGATAAATTCGAGATGGATGTTGCCAAGCTTGCCCTGCGCCACGTCGCCGCGCTCAAGACCATCGCCGGCGATCGCGCCATGAATGAGTCCGAGAAGATCGACAAGGTTCGGGAACGCCTGTTCGGCGTTGTCGCGGAGAATGTGAATGGTTGAGGCCATCCAGAAAGCGGCCAAGAAGGCAGCAGTCAAGGCGGTCGTCGCTTTGATCAAGATGCGGGAATATCAGTTGCCCGCGTTCCTCGACCGCACGACCGGGATTGTCATCTGGTTCTGGAGCCGCCAGATCGGCAAGAGCTTTACGCTGGCCTGCTGGATCGTCGACCGGATGCTGTCGCGTCCGGGTCGCCTCGTTACCGTGCTGTCGAACAGCCGCGACAACGGGGCGGAGCTGAACCAAAAGGTGCGCGAAATCTGCGACCAGCTCGGTGAGGCCATTGAGCAGGAGGATCTGAGCGACGACCTGAAATATGAAAATATGAACATGGAGAGCCGGATCATGGTGGCTGGCAAGATCAGCCGCTGCAAGGTGCTGGCCGCCAATCCGCGCACCGCTCGCGGCTTCTCCGGCGATCTGGTACTCGACGAGTTCGGCTTCCACGAAAACGGCAAAGCCATCTGGGAGGCCGCTGAACCAATCCTGTCATCAAACCCGGACTTCCTCTGCCGCATATCCTCCACGCCCAATGGCACTCGCAATATGTTCTACCTGATGGTCACCTGCGGCCTGTTCAAGGTCATCAAGGTGCGCCGTTCCGATGCTTGGAAACAGGGACTCAAGATTTACCACCCGACGACCCGCAAAGAGATTACCCCGGATGAAGCCCGCGCCGCCGCCCTGGACAAGAAGGCTTACGACCAGAACTACGAGCTGAAATTTGCCGACGAGAATTCAAACCTGCTCACCTACGATCTGATCGGCATGGCGGAGCATCACGGGGTCGGCGTGATCTGCGAGCAGGAGTATAGCCCCGAGGCCATCATCGCCATCGCCGCAATCAAAGACCCGCTTTACGTCGGCGTCGACGTGGGCCGCACCAACGACATCACCGTTATCAGCGCCCTTGAAAAAGTCGGCAACATCTTCCGCGAGCGCGTCACGCTGCGCCTTTCCGGGATGCGCCTGCCGCAACAGCAGCAGCGCCTTGAAGTGCTTCTGCAACATCCTTGTTTTCGCTGTGCAAAGATCGACATGACCGGTATTGGCCTCGGCCTCGTTGAATACACGCAGGAAAAATACGGCAGCTTCCGGGTGCAGGGCGTCAACTTTGGATCCACCGTCCCGATCAGTCAGCGCCTGCAGGGCGACGGCCGCAAAGGCGAAACCGTCCGCGTCACAGAACACATGGCCACCATTCTGCTCGAAGTCTACGAAGACAAACGCATCGAGCACG